AGCTCCTCTGCTGAGATATCCCAGTCTTTCATATACTCTAGTAAACCTTTTTCTGAATGCACACCATAGTTACCTGCAAGGCTTAAAACCTTACGAGCGAATTGCTTTTTAGTTTTAGCTGAAATCCAATTTACAGGTATTAGATCATCTTTAAGGCTATAACCCTCCTCTTCAACCATCTGCTTTAATACTGTAAACCTCTGATGGCCATTACCGATCTTATTTTTACCCTTCCACACACTAACTGGCTCACTGAAATCGTTCTCTAGGATACTTGATTTAAGGGCCTCATAGTTCTTTTTAGGCAGCTTTTTTAGCTCACCTTGGAAAGGCTCTAGGGTTTTGTAATCCACCATCTCTGCGCCCTCACAGGCTATTTTAATCATTTTACTCATTAGTTCTGTCTCCTTTGGGTTGAGCTACAATCTAACCCCGTAAATATAGATTTTTCAACCATGAGTAAAAATATGCTGTTTTTGCCCATAAGTGGTAATATAGGGGTAATAATTATACTTTTTTACCCATAGGAGCACGTATGAAAGACGAGAAAATAGCTAAGATATACGAATTAATGCAGGATTTAGTACGTAACCAGGTTAAAATGGTAGAGATTATGAAGGCCAATGAAGCTCAGCATATCAGTGCCAGCGAGAGAATGCAGGTAGACGCTAGAAAGCTTTATGACAAGCAAATAGAAAAAGGCCTCGTAGAGGATATCATTAGTGGAGCACAAGAAACCAAAAAAAATTAGTGCTGGCGAGATTATAACTTGCCCTAATTGCGACTTTAAAATGTACCAATTTATTATAGATTGCCAAAATGTGGATAACTTAAAAAAACACCACATAGCTACACTCAACTCAAAGTTAAAGCCAGTACAGACCTCTAAAGGGTGGGCTTGCCCTAAATGTGACGCTCTCTTTATGGTAAAAGGTCACTTACACCTGGAATCTGGTTGGTATCCTACAGAACCTAAGATATAATATACACAGAACTAAGGATGGTTTATGGCTGCGCAGCCGTCTATTTCGTTTACAGAGCTTGTACAAAAGCTATCTACAGATAAACCTCCCCTACAGGGGGCAGTGCCCACATACGTCTACATAGAACACTCTCTAGCTAAACAATTAGCCCTAACCCATATAAAGCTTGATACCCTTCAGAACGAAATTAGAGAGGTTAGAACCCTCTTAGGTACCCTCTTAGCTAACACCAAATACCCTCCAGACATATAAATAAAGACACGCCCTTTTTCTAGAACCTCTACAGAGCCTATAAATTGTGGATAACTCTGTGTACAATTGTGGATAGCTGATAACACTTGAATTTGTAGATCAGTTTTATATGCTCACACACACAGAGCTATAACTTATTAAAGATTTTATTTGAGAGTTAAAACTCTGTAACTTATTGAAATCACAGGAGGTAACATGGCAAAAAAGAAGACTAAAACAGACTTAACTAAGACACAGATAACAGAAGCCAAAACTCTAGCAGCTATAGGGTTTACTCTAGACCAGATTGCAGAGTATTTATCCATCAGCACAAGCACTCTAGATAGGCGTATAAACGACCAGGAAGGGCTCAGGGATGCTTTAAGGGAGGGTAGGACTAAATCTGCTGCAAAGGTGTACAACGCAGCCTACGAGATGGCTACCTCTAAAAAGCAACCTGCATTTACACAGTTCTACCTAAGAACACGCTACAAGTGGCAAGAAAAGCGTGAGATAGAGCTTAAGATACATAAAGAGGTAGACGCTAAAGAGGCATTTATGGAAAAACTAAAGGGTATGGACGAGGAAGAGCTCAAACAATTTGTAGAGGACCGCAAAAAAAACTTGTCACCAGATGTATCGTAATGTAACAAAACCAATATTAAATGTTTACTAAACATAAAATCGTGGTATATTTAAGTTACGAACTAATTAACGAGTAATACGGAGACAGGAACATGGAAGTTAAATTTATACACGAATCAGATCAATTTCACACAAACGAACTTTGTAACCAGATAGAAGTTACCATCACATTATTTATGGAGACCGAAGATACTGCTGGTTATGAAATCGAAAGCATATACGACTCCACGGCAAAAAAAGAATTAGAATTAGGTGATTTCAACCCAGGCGAGCAGCACTACATAATAAAACAATGTGAAGAGACCTGTGATGATAAGGTTATGGAAGTTGCCCAAGACGCTGAGATAGCTAAGGGTGATGCAATGTACGACGCTCACAAGGAGGGTCTATAATATGAATTTAAAAGAAAACAGGAAGGCAATAAAAAAACTAAAGTCTCTGAAATCTATATTAGAAAGACACATGGTTTATTTCGATATTTCTGATGTTGTGGGCGGGGGAGATACAGCTAATATGATCTCTGGTTTCACAATAGATATTGATATTGAAATAAAAGGCTTAGAAAAAGCAATTAAAGATTATAAATCGGGGGCAATGATATAATGGTTAAAGTATTAAACGCAGGCATCATGCTAAAAGAAAAAAAGAAATGCCACAAATGTGGTATGGAGTACACAAGAGCCAAAGCCTATAAAGATTTTGCAGGAACCTTTTGGTTTAAATGCCAATGTGGTTTAGAACACCTAGTACCAAACACAAACATCAGCTACGAGACACCTTTGGAGGTATAAAATGAGCTTTAGAATAACACAACCAGGGACAGACCTAATTAATATTTTTAGAGATGGTAGAATAAGGGCCAAGATGAGCCAAAAAGAATTGGCCGAAGAGTTAGGGCTAGGGCCAGCTCAGATCATCTCAAACTACGAAAGATTACAATGTATGCCACCAGCTATCCATGTAAAAAAGATATGTGATGTATTGGGTGTTAACTTTATGCGTGTTTCAGAGTTATACCTAGAGCACAAAAAAGAGATCATTATGGATAAAATGCAAAAAGGAACTGTTTAACTAATAACGAATTAATGGAGAGTTAAAATGAAAGTAGAAATAGACTTAAATGAAATACTTGGTGATGAGACAGGCGCGGAAACTTTAAATGAATCAATAAAGAGACAGTTGCTAGAGTCTTTAAAGAGTGAGTTTCTAAGGACACACCTTACAGTTGTTGAGGAGACTATACAAAAAACCATAGCAGAAATAATAGAAAGCGAGGGTAAGAAATTATTACCCCAATTGATTAATGACCTTGTAGATAAAGAATATACGGTAGTGGGCAAGTGGGGCGATAAAGATGAAACCACCACATTTAGAAAACAACTATTAAAAACTCTCAGTGAAAAAATGGTTTATAAGGAAAGGAATGCTTACGGCAGTAGGAATAGTAATTACTTTACCGAAACAGTTGACAATATAATTGACGAAAATTTAAAGGAGTTTAAGAAAGATTTTAATAAATTAGTAGACGAGAAATACAAAGAAGAGACAATTAATTACGCCGTTAATAAACTGAAAAAATCTCTCAATATAGATTAAATATGTCTGACCTACCAAAACAAATTAAAGAGGGTTACAGGTGCTCTAAATGCTGGGCTATTGTAGACGGTAATAAAACTGATAGGCAACGCAAGTGTAAAACTTGTTTAGCTGAAAGGGGTGTGTAAGTGAAAGGGCCAGTATCTATTTACGAAATATCTCTATTATCAGTTACATTACTTCTAATGGTGATATCTATATCTAGCCTTATTAAAAGTAGGTCTGTCCACGCTAAGTTCGATCAGATTATAGGGGCACACAATGCCATGATAGATGAGATGGACACCCTAGAAAGAAACCAAAAAGAGCTCATAGAGAAATACAACGAGCTACATGGTGCTTACGAGTATTTAGATGAAAGGTATGAATTACATACTCAAGGGCATAGGTAATTTTATGGATGAAATATATCACTCTCAGTTTGAGATTATGACTAAAAATGAAGATGTATATAATATATTAGTTAATAAATTAAGTGATAACAGAGTATATTGTATAGTACACCTAAATGGGCAAAGAATTAGTCTAAAATCTAACATAGAAATTGATTACAAATACTTGTGTGATTTTCTAGATAATATACAGAGTTATAAACCAAGAAAGAGTAACAAAAAAATGTTTACTTCCTGGATTAAAAAGTTTAATAAGATGCTTATGAACAACTACCTTTTAGTAGCCATGGCCTTGATAGGGTCCATAGGGTTTTACCTTTTTATACTATTATATTTAACAATCCTTGGAGGATAAATGTACAAAATAGAAGTTACCACAGGCACTATTTTTGAGACTAAAGCAGACTTAGATCACTACATAGAAAGTGGTGAACTAGATAAGATGATTGGTTTTAAAACAGAAGTTGAAGATTCTTTAAGATATAAAGCCAGACTGCTGGTAAAAGAAACTGTAAATGAGAAATATAAATTTACAGCTTGTACTTTTGTGCAAGCAGGAGAGATAGAAAATTGAAACACACATTTAACGTAACACCAAATGATTATGCTCGCATAGAGCTTGGTACTAAGAGCTTTGATATCAGAGACACAAGTAACAATATACAAAAATACGATACAGTAGTTTTAAAAGAGTGGGTGGAGGGGGTCCATACCGAAAGTGAAGACCTAACTTTTACAGTAGGTGACGTGTACCCTTTAAACACACACAAGGTAGTTTTTAGTTTAATTAGTTTAGAAGAGGATGAGGTAGAATACGAAGATGAGGTTATCGAATGTTAGAGCTTATATTAAAGTTTTTACAGAGGGTTATACCTAAGAGTTTAATTTAGTTTTTAGCTAGGAAGCTAAAGGTTCGGGTTTCATTATACCCTATGGAGGCCTACTAGCTCTCTTTAATACTTGCAGGTATTGAATAAAATGCCAGATTAGTACCTGGCCCTAGCTATTTATTTTTAGACCGGGAGTAACTGTTGCCTATTTTAGGTGAGATGACTTTGGGTAACAGGCCCGGTCTTTTTTATGGAGGTGTGTAGATGAATAAGCCTAGGGAATTTTGGATAGATAAGCTATCAATAAATAGAGAGGAGGGCTCTAATAATTACGGATTCACTGTAGATAAATTGAGTTCAGATAATGAAAGTTATGATAATTGGGTAAGTGTAATAGAAAAAAAGGCCTACACCGATCTAAAAGAAAGGGCTGACAAATTGGTTGAATTATTAGAAATAGAGAAAAAAATACTAACTCTAGCTAACTGCAAAGGCTCAGCAAACCAAATAGATAATTTAATAAAAGAATACAAAAAGGGCAGTGTAGATGAGTGAAGATCTGACATTAAAAGAGGTAAGAGCTTTGGCTTTCAAGGCTAGAAAAAAGTACCGCCTAAAGCGTAGGGTAACTAGGTTAATCGTAGGCATACCTCTTATAGCTCTAGCTTATTACCTTATAGGTAGTACTGACATTAAAACAGTTTTAGCTTTTTTTTCTTTCTATATTGGGTTAACGGTGGTTTGTTTATGAGAAAAATAGTTAGAGAGAAAATATATTCATACAGAATATCTATATTAAACGCTGATATGGCTGAAAAAAGATTGAAGGAATGGGCCGAGCAGTGTGAAAAGCTTAGGGTTGCAATATATAGCGCAGTTAATAAGCTCATAACGGCTCAACAAATGTTTATGAGGTTTGCAGACTCAATGTATGTGCAAGAGATTACAAATCAAAGACGAGAACTTGAAAAAGCAGTGAGAGCTTACGAGGAGTGGTTATTAAATGAAAAAGATTGAAAGGCCTGATTGGAATAAAATGGGTACATTTAACGATGTGACGGGAAAGAGTCGTATGCTTTACTCTCATAGAGTTAAATTAAATGATTGGTTTGACGCTTATATCGAACCAATCAACAAAATGCTTGAGGAGGCTGTTGAGGTTAGTGCATATATGAGTGAAGAGACAGAAAGTTTATGGTATGGCTGTGATCATTTTATAGAGAAGGACACACATAAAGCCCTACTAATAAACATCCAACCAATTAATAAAAAGAGAACGGCTGAAGATTTGTTGAGAGATATACTTAAGGGCGAATATACAAAGAGAAGAGATATTGATTTAATTAAAGATATTGAGAAGGTGTTAAATGCAAAAGCCTAAGGAATTCAAAGGTGTAGTGGCGATAAGCTATAGCTATGATTTAGTTAATCATGAGTATGAAGTGTACTCTATAAGAAAAACTGATCCTATAAAGCCTTTTGATTTAATAGAAAAACAAGCTTACGATAAAGCTATCGACGTTTTAGCATCTATTAGATCTATTACCCAAGAGTGTGTTGATAATAAAGGTTATGAATACTGGTTAGATAAAGCTGTCTGCCTTTGTGGTGAAACTTTAAAAGAACTAGGAGAGTTAAATGAAACTAACTGATTTTAAGATAGGTGATAAGTTTATAAGGCCAGGCAGAAGGCCAGGGGTTAAATATTTAGTTATTGGCCATCTTTATGGTTTGTTTATTGGCCCTGATGGTCAGAAGGCCAATATATACATTGATGATATTATGGCAGATGATTGGGAGTACTACCAAGAACCAAAAGAAGAACGCAAGCCTGAGACTTGGTATAGGTTTGAGTGGAAGATTAAAGGTAAAAAACCAAATTCTAGTAAGGGCTGGTATAAAAGTTTAGAAAAATTTATTTTAGAAAATGAAAGTAAAGATTACGAAGTAGAACCAAGGGTCTATGAAGAGCGTATTTTCTGATGGAACGACCTAAACTAATTTATAAAAACTGCTGGCAGAGAATATCTAATAGGAGCTTTAGCTCTCTATATTTGTGCAGATGTGGAAATACTTTTATATCTACTATTAATGATATTAAAAAAGGGAGAAGAAAAGGTTGTGGTTGTTTTAATAGGACGCATGGGATGACTGGGACTTCTGAATTTAACGCGTGGAGGTCGATGAAATCCAGGTGTTATGATGTTAGTAAAAAAGAATTCAAAGATTATGGCGGTAGAGGTATAAAAGTTTGTGATAAATGGTTGGTTTCTTTTAATCATTTTTTAGATGATATGGGTAAAAAGCCAGGGGATAATTATTCGCTCGACAGGATAAATAATAATAAAGATTATGCTCCAGAAAACTGTAGGTGGGCTAGTAAAAGAGAGCAAACCAATAACAGAAGGAATACTTGTTTTATTGAATATAAAGGTAAAAGATTGCCGTTAACTGAATGGGCAAAAATTTTAGGTATAGATTACAGAACTTTAGTTTCTAGGTTTAGATATGGATGGTCTGTTGATAAAGCTTTTAATAGGCCTGTACAAAAAAGGGAGTTTTAGATGCATCAGTGTTATAATTGTGGACAAATTATTGAGGGTGATGAGGATGAAGTTCCTTATGAGTGCCCTAATTGTGGAGAGGTGGTTTAAATGTTAATTAAAATAAAAGACCATAGAATTGTGGCTAGTGAAGTAATGTATTTTGGCTGGTATGAAAATATTGAAGAAAATGAAGATGCTCTACATATTATTTTTAAGTGTCAAGACCATCTTAATGTCGTAGGACCTAGGACTTTACTAGATGAATTTGAAAAGCAGTATAATTAGATAATAGGAGAGAAAAATTAAATGGATAAAAAAGAAATATATAAAAAAGAATTTAAGCAACTAGACCCAGACTGGCATGAGTTATTTAATTTAGTAAAACAAAACAAAAGAAACTTAATGTATGTAAACATTTCTGTAATTATACTATCTATTGCATTAATTATTTCATTTGCTTATTAAACTTTAGCTAGGCTGCTTACAGGGTAGAGCGCCAATTATGGCATAAACCTAGGTTCTATCTTATATACGTGGCCTAGCTTTTTAAGGGGGGTGTATGTCTAAACCAGGAGAAACTGTATGTAAGCACGGTGTATCTACTAACGATAAATGTGTTTGGTGTGCTATTAAAGGTAAAAAATGAACAGGCTTATATTTATGGCTCTAATGCTATCTAGCTGCACCACCCAGCCTACAAAAGAAGAGTGTAGAGAGATGTATACAAAGGAACAAGTTATATGTGGGCGCTACGTAGAGTGGTTTATAGATAGGGATTATAATGATGAGTAAACTATTAAAATATTTATGGGTTAAGTTAATATGCGAACTATTTAATGACCATAGATATGAGTTTATTAACAGAGAATTAGAAAAAGGTCCGGCCTTTAAATGCTCTAGATGCGGAAAAAAAACAGGCGAATGGGTGTTAATGAAATGAGCAAATACAAGCAGTACAAGATAACAAGCATAGTCCTAGAAAATGGTGATGGGGTATCTTCTAGCCACGTATATACAACACAGCCCTTTGACGAGCATTCATACCTATTAGATTTAGACCAAGAGAAGAAGGTTACAAGGGTGATAGATTACAAGGCTTATGAAGTTACAAGTCGCAAGTTAAAACACACCCAGAGGTCTGTAGAGCAGGCTATAGCTACATTAAAAAAGGGTTTAAAAGATTTTAATGCTGAGACTGATAACTTAGCCACTTATAGAGCTGGTAAAATGGCAATACTTGAGCTACAAAAGTCTCTATTAAAATTAGAAGGGGGTAGCTTTGAAGTGTGCAGACTTTATGAATAGAGATTTTGAGATGATAAAAATAAAAAAAGGCGACATAGAGGAAATGGGCCAGGTTGAGCAAGATATTTCAGGCGAATACTATTTTAACCTCTACAGGCCAGATGGGCTTTTATTTGCTCAATCTCTTCTTTACAATGAGCGTCAAAAGGCAGCATGCAACCTATTCAGCACATTAAACCAACTTAAATAGGCCTTGTGGGCCATAAATATCCTGTTTACTATAACCTCTGAACTTATAAATTTGGAGGCCACATGGCAGAACAATCAAATGTTAAAAAGAAAGATTACTTAAAAGCTGTAGGTGCAGCTGGCACACCAGAGACTATCTCACAGGTTGCAGGTACACCTATTATGGCTAGATCGTTTATCATACAGAACCAAGACCCTGCTGAAACCTTAATGGTTGGTAATATGATGGTCCCAGCTGGCAGTGAGCGTGTGTACAGTGGTTTAGAAATAGGTGGTACTGACACTCTATGGGATAGTGAAGAAATCCTTGTATCCTCTGCAACCGCTGGCCATGCCTACGCTGTAGAATACTTTGAGGTGGTGGTATAATGGGTTTAGGTAACAATAATTTCGGCACAGGTGGCGGTGGGTCTGTAGGTGGTGTAGCAACCCCTGTAATACCTCCAAAAACAGCATTAACACAATTTTTACAATCTTGGACAGCAGCAGCAGGGGCAGTACCTGTAGCAGAAGTTGTAACTACAGAGGGTGTGGCTACAAGGATTGAAGACAATACAGGTGGTATTAGTAGGTACACCCTACAGGATAACTTACCTTTAACTGAGCCTAGAATGGTTAGGTTAAAACTACGCAGACAGCCTGGAGCTACACACGTACCAAGGCTTAGACTAGCTTTCAGTGGATTTGCTGCTGATCTACAGATAAACATAGGCGCAGGTACAACCTTTGTTACCACAGTTGGTGCAGCTACAGCTCCAGTGGTTAATAGAGTTTCTCTAACAGACACTACTATGGAGATCATTGTAACCTTTCAACCTAATGCTGGGTTTACTCAGTGGGATTTATTCCCCTCTATTGCTAACCAAAATGGCAACCAAACTGGGGCGCTAGATATTCTAGAACTAGATATGAACTACACAGAGCCTGTAAGCCTTACGACTACATCTCAAGGTAGTGGTTTATTTATGGTTGGGGAGAGGCACGAACCCACAGCCCCTATAGCACTACCTGCACCTAGCATTGTTACAGGGCATAACTTTACTCAAATAAATGCAGATCACCCTAACGCTAAATTAGTAATTAAAATTGTGGACGGACCCACTAATAGAAACTGGGCCAATTCTGAAATAGACATAGCTACAATGCTTGAGAATGTTAGCGATGGTGTTAATACAGATAGCTTTATCCATATATTTGATAATGATTTTGTAACTGTTACTGTAGTTGATGCAGCTACTGGTGAGTTATCATTTGGGGAAGCTGGTCGAGAAGTGGCTTATTGCTATTCAGAGGTTATTGCTCCAGTACCACAGACAGCCACTTCAAATTACCAGGATATTGGTAACACTCGTATCCAGTGGGGTGTTGAAGCCGCGGACGGTGTAGTTACTTTACCTGCGCCTTTTGCAAATACAGCTTATTCGGTAACTACAGCTAACACCTTTACCGGTGGTGAGAGGAGTTCTCAGGTTATAAATAATAGTAAAACAACCACAAGTTTTGAAATTAGAGCTTTTTCAAACAACGCAGGAAGTGCTACAGGGTCTAATTGGATGGCTATAGGGGTTAGACCTTAATGGACATTATAACTGATAAGCAGTTCGAGAACATGGTTGAGTCTATAAAAGAAGAGGGTTTAAGCTGTGCTGCTATGATTGGCGGTATGGATGATATGCTTTTGACCAAATATGAGAGCCAATTACTTGAGTACAAGCTAGCTTTTGAGCGGCTCAAGCTGGCTGTATACGAGCTGGGCCAAGAACATAAGATGATTATAGATATAGAATAAATACTTGTAAAAGGGCGTACCTTTTTGCTAGGGTATGCCTATGAATAAAATAACTCAAAAACGATGTGATCTATGCGAGCAGCAAGTTTATAAAGTTAAACTAGCATTCCTTGAATATAAAAATGAATTTGATGAGACCGTGGGTATGATCACCTGCGATAACTGTAGGGTACAATTCAAGCAATACGCAGATTCTAAAGGCATGGAGTACAAAGTCAGTGCCATATAAAGAAGAGGTGCCTATGCACTTAGTACACGAGACTTTCTTTGAGATCTATAAGTGCATGGAGGATATGTATAGCTCACTAAAAGAGGTACAGACTAGAGAAAATATGTACTGTCTGTATGATGGTTGCTCTTGTAATGTATGTAAGTCTATCAGTAGGTACGAGAACCTAAAACACGATGGCAACTTCATGGTTGAGGTAGATCATGGCAGGTAGACCTAAGCTTAAAAATAAAAAGGTAAATGTAACTATTAAGGTTTGCCCTCTAGAGTTAGCTGAGGCTAAAATCAAAAAAATTAATATTAGTAAAGTAAGCCGAGAGGCTATAAAAAACAAAATACAGAGCGTACCTTACCCAGATGGCTGTTAGTACGCAAGTTGACCTTCTAGTAGCTGGCTATGAGTCCTTTATTAGAGCTAGGAAAAATGTAGGTGATTTCACTTCATACACCTTTAAGGGTTATATGATGAATTGGCATCACGCTCTAATTGCAAAAGAATTAGACTTAGTCTACTCAGGTGAAACCGAGAGGCTTATGATCTTCACTCCCCCACGAATGGGTAAATCAGAGCTAGTTTCTAGAAGGTTTCCAGCTTATTGCTTTGGTAGGAACCCAGACACAGAGGTTATAGCCTCTTCATACTCCGCAGAGTTAGCTGATAGTTTCAATGTAAGTTGCCAGCGTATTATGGCTGCCCCCCAGTACAGAGAACTTTTCCCTAATGTTTATACCCCTAGCACATCTAAGTTTAGAAATAGAGACAAGTTTAAGCAGACCCGCTCAGAGGTTGAGATTATTACAGCCAGCCCAGATAAGCGTAGAATGGGCATGGGTGTCCAGAGGGGTAGGTATAAATCCACAGGGGTAGGTGGGCCTTTAACAGGGTTTGGTTTTAACCTGGGGCTTATTGATGACCCTTTTAAAAACAGGGCTGAGGCAGATTCTATAGTACGCAGAGATGCTATCTTTAAATGGTGGTCGTCCACTTTTTTAACTAGAGCTGAGAAAAATGCTAGGATAGTGCTCACAATGACACGCTGGCACGCAGATGATCTAGCTGGGAGGTTATTAAAAACAGGTAACTGGAAAGTTATCACCCTACCTCATATTAAAGACTCAATATTTAGAGAGTACGATAAACGTAACGATGGTGACCTTTTGTGGCCTTGGAAATTTGATCAGAAATATATAGACGGTGTAAAAATGGACGGTGGCCTACAGGATTGGGCCAGCCTACACCAACAGAAACCCTACACAGAGGGTGGTAACATAATTAAATCCGAGTGGTGGGTGAGTTACAACCACGATGAGCTACCTAGGTTTTTTGATGAGATTATACAAAGCTGGGATTTCACCTTTAAAAAAACCAAGAACTCAGATTACGTATGTGGACAAGTCTGGGGATACAAGGGCTCTAATAAGTACCTTTTAGATATGGTTCGTAGACGTATGAGTTTTGTAGAGAGCAGAGAGGCTATAGCTAATCTAAAGCGTAAATGGCCGGATACAGGTCGTATATATATAGAGGATAAAGCTAATGGTCCAGCGATCATAGATAGCTTAAAGTCTAAAATTCCATCAATCATACCCTATAACCCTACCTCTTCTAAAGAGGCTAGAGCTCATTCTATAAGTGGCCAAGCTCAGGCTGGTAATTTACACATACCTGCAAATGCTCATTATTTGGACGATTTTTTACTTGAGTGGGGTGAGTTTCCAAACGGCGCTCATGATGATGTTGTAGACGCCACCACGCAGGCCATTATAAATATCACAAATACCTCTGTAGCAGATTTCAGCTCATGGGTTGATTAATCACATTTATACCCCTATCATTTTAAATACACGGGGGTCGGGGTTGGCTAAAGAAAAAAATAATCAAGATGGTATGATAAACGCTGTTACTGGTTTAGGTACTAGCCGAGATAAACGAATGCACAATAGGTTCGTATTTATATGCCACTCTAGGCAAGAGCTAGAGGATATGTACGACTCCAGTGATATAGCCACTAGAATTGTGGATTACCCTGTATCAGAGATGATGCGAGAGGGTTTCCAAATTAAAATCCCAGGTGAAAGTAACTCTATAAGTGAGGACCTCATAGGCCAAATGGAAGAGATGGAAGCCTTCTATTTCTTAAAAGACGGGCTTAGAAACGCTAGGCTCTATGGTGGGGCAGGTACTTATGTAGCTACAGATAAGAGCTCAGATGCCATGAAACCCTTTGATTACAACCAAAAATACAACATCTTGTTTTTCTACAGCTACGATAGATTTGAGCTACACGTAGAGGATATAAACATCCAGTTTGGTAATAAAAACTTTATGCGCCCTGAGTTCTACAGGATTTTACCTCATCAGGGGCTTAATTCAGGCTCTACACAAATAGGTGTGGATGCTCATTTCTCTAGATTTTTGATATTTGATGGCGAGAATATAGCCCGTACACACAGAATTAGTAATGATTATTGGGGGCTAAGCAGCTTAACTAAAGCTGAGACCTCTTTAATGAACTTTACCTCTACACATGACTCTATAGCTACCCTAATGACTGATTTTAGCCAGGGTGTATTTAAGCTACAAGGCTTAACTAACCTTTTAAAAGCTAACCAAGACAGGCTGATAGCCAGGAAAATGGAGGTTATAGATGAAGTTAGATCTATAATGAACTCCGTAGTTTTAGATAGCGAGGATAATTTTACTAGAGATACTGTGAGCTTTGGTGGTGTTAAAGATATCATCCAAAAGGTAGAGCAGAGGCTTACACAGAGCACTAATATGCCAAGGGTAGTTCTTCTTGGAGAGGGTGGCTCAGGGCTTAGCAATGAGTCTGACCCTCAAATAAAGCTGTGGCACCAATATGTTCATGGGCTACAAAAAGAACGCTACCAGCCAGCTCTAGAGCGTTTAGTTAAGATGTATTTCAACGCACAGAATGGCCCGACCAAGGGTGTAGAACCAGAGAACTGGAAGATCGAATTTAACCCTTTAGTAAAAGTGTCCGATAGTGAGACAGCTGAGCTTAGAAAAAAGCAGGCTGAAACAGATCAAATTTATTTAAACACAGGGGTCGTAACAGGTGATGAGATTAGAGAGTCAAGGTTTGGAGGTCTTACGTACGACCTAGAAACCAAGGTAGACTTAAATAACTCAGCCGACCCTTTAAAAGATTTAGAGAAATTAGACCCAAATTTTAAGAAAACACTAGATTCTATGTAAGGATATAATGCCAGAGTTAAACCCTGAGATTGCACAAAGCCTAAGATCTAAGCAAAGATTCGCAGAGTCTAGAGGCAGAAGTGTTAACATTAGAGTGCCTAATATTTTGTACCCACGCAGGTATGAAATTGAAATGACTAGCTTCTATAGGAAGCGAATAAATATGCTAAGAAGCATGGTTATAGAAAGGGTATCTAATAATTTAAAGGGTATTCTAACTGATGACCTCATAGACCAAGGTCGTAATGATGATCTATCAGATGAGCTTACTAGAATATTTCTACAGATACGTGAAAATTTTGAAAGAGCTAACACAGACACAGCTCTAAGAACTGCTATTGCAGCTATTGGATTATCAGTAAGTAATTTTGGATTAAGGCAATTAAGAAAGGCCATTAGGCAGAGCATAGCCGTAGACCCCTTTATAGGACAGCCTTACCTACAATCTCAAATAAAACAATATGTAACTCAAAACGTAACTCTAATCAAAAATATAGAGGGTAGATACCTGTCTGAAATTGAAGAGATAGTTTTTAGAGGTGCTAGAAGAGGTACTTCTACAAAAGAAATAGCCTCCCAGATTAGTAAAAGAGCTAGGGTTTCTATGGCCAGAGCTAAACTAATAGCCAGAGATCAGATAAATAAATTTAATGGCCAACTAAATCGTCTTAGACAAGAAGAGCTAGGTGTGAAACGATATAGGTGGATTACAGCTCAGGATGAAAACGTGAGGACTACTCATCAAGCTCTACAAGGTAGGGTGTTTAAATGGAGTGACCCTCCAGAGGTAGGCCATCCAGGTGAAGATATTAACTGTAGGTGCCACGCGGAACCTCACTTTGATGATTTATTGGGGAAGTAAAATATGAAAACAGTTGTACGTTACGATTTAAATAAATTTAAGAAAGCTAAAAAGCTAGATAGTGGTTTTTTAAAAGCCTCTGTGTTTGCTACAAGAACAGGTGTATTTACCTATTACAAGCCAGATGGCAAAGTAGTAAGAGAGTACAGACCCCCAGAAGAGGTATTTAAAGCTGACTCCATGAACAGCCTACAAGGTGTACCTTTAACTAATAGACACCCTAAAGAGTCAGTGAACTCTAGAAATGCTAAAAAATACAGCATTGGATATACGAGTGATGTTGTTAAAAAATCAGATAACTTTATAGAAACCAGCGTAACTATTACAGATCAAGACATGATTGATGAGCTAGAAAATAGCACGTTAAGAGAGGTTAGTTGTGGCTATGCTTGTAGGATTGATGAGACCCCTGGAGAGACACCGAACGGTGAGACCTACGATGTTATCCAGAGAGATATAACTTACAACCACCTAGCTATTGTAGACAGAGGCAGAGCTGGTGAGGACGTAAGATTGCACCTAGATAGTAATGATGATCTAATTTTTAAAACTGAAAACCAAACACCTAACAAAGGGGAAAATATGAGTAAAGCTAGTATTAAGCTTGATGGTGTGAATTACGAGGTTGAGGCTATGCTAGCAAAACCTGTAATGAACGCAATCGAAACAGCTCGCAAGTCTGGCGAGGACACAGTACAGGCAAAAATGGATGCCGCTTTAGAAGATAGCAAGAAAGCTCTTGATGAGTTACAGGCTAAATTCGACGAGCAAACTAAAACCCTAGAAGAGACTAAGCTAGACGCTAAAGCTCTTAACGCTCTTGTAAACGAGAGAGTTTCTGTAGTTGCTACAGCTAAAAAGCACTTAGCCGAAGACGTAAAGTTTGATGAGCTAAGCAACGATGAGCTTAAAAAGCTAGTAGTTGAGAACGCCGGTGTAGACTTAACTGAGAAATCAGAAGTTTATATCTCTGCACGTTTTGACGCTATCGAAGAGGGCGACAAAGAAGAAGAAGCAGAAAAAGGTACTGATGAGAAGTTAAAAGAAGAGATGGAAAAAGCTGGTGAGAAATGCACTGAGCAAAAAGCCGACTCTAAAAAACTTAGCTATGACCAATTAGTAGCAAAAAGACAGCAAGAAGATATGAACGCTTGGCAACAACCTATTGGCTATAGAGCTAAAAATAAATAAGGAGATTTTATGAGTCAAATTACACCACCAAGAGAATTTTTAATCGAAGGCTGCCCTGGTTTAGTGGCAGAGAACTTAAACACTAAAGATGCACGTACAGGCGTTTCATCATCTGAAATGTTCTACGGACGTTTAGTTGTAGACGATAGCGCTGCAATGAAAACAGAAGATGGCGTTAAACACCCAGCTGCTGCTTTTACTGAAATGGACGTTATTGGAGTAGTTTCTTCTACACACGCCATTGAGTCTAGCCGTGACGATTTAGATGCACATTACCCTGCAAAACGCCAAGGTAACATCTTACGTTCTGGTTACATTTGGGTTGCTATTACTGAGGATATCGCTATTGGAGATCCAGTACACGTTCTTACAGCAGCAGGTGATGAAGGGAAATTTGCAATGAGCGGTGGCGAAGTTTTAGCTAATGCACGTTGGAAGCGCGGTGGTTCTGCTACAGAAGGTATCGCTTTACTAGAAATTAAGTACATCTAAGGGGAGATTAAAAATGGGAAAAAAATTAAAAAGATTTGATGCAGGTGAAAGTGCTAGGTTCCTAAGAGACCTAGAGTATATTAAAACACAATCGTACGACGTAAAACACGTTGCCATTAAGAACAGACAGTTGATTCCGGTTTCTTTTGAAGCTGATAACACTGCTGATACTATTACTTACTACCAATTTGACGGTGTAGGTATGGCTAAGGTTATCGCTGATTACAGCAGAGACTTTAGAGCGGTAGATATTAAAGGTCGTGAGTTCACTTCTAGAGTATTACCTATTGGTGCTTCTTATGAGTATTCTTTCCAAGAAATCCGTAAGGCTTTAAAAACTGGTCAATCTGTACCAGCTCGTAAAGCTATGTACGCTCGTCGTGCAGTTATGGAGCGTGAGCAAAACATCGCCTATGAAGGTGAAGCTGGATACGATATTTTTGGTTTATACAACCAACCAAACGTACCATTAGTTGTAATGCCACACCCAGGGGCTTTTGATACTTTAACGCCAACTCAAATCCTTGAGAACTTAGGCGCTGTAGCTAACAACCCTATCCGTATTTCAAACGGTGTTGAGACTCCAGATACTATGCTTTTAGATATCGAGACTTACACATACATCGCTGAAACTGCTCGTTCAACTACATCTGATACAACTATTCTAGATTTCTTTTTACAAAAGAATCCGTTCATCATGTCTGTAGACTGGGTAGCTCAAGCTAGCCGTATGGGTGCAGAAGATGCTAATGGAGATGCTACTTCTAGGATTGTAGCTTACAGAAGAGACCCTTTAGCCTTAACTCTAGAGATCCCTCAAGACTACGAAACTCTTCCAATAGACGATCGTGGAACTGTAGTTAAAATCCCTGTTCATTTAAGAACTGGTGGGGTTTTAGTTTATTATCCATTATCAATGAGCTACGCAGATATCGTGTAATTTTAGTGCTGGGGTAGAGTAGTGAGTTGGTTATCATACTGCCAACCCCTAGTTATCCACGCCCCGGCACAATTTCTAAGGAGTTATTAAGTGAAAATTACTAACAGGGGTGCTTCAATCACTCTATATGTTGAGAAAAAGAAAGTTGTTATTAAACATGGTGTATCTATGATTGATGATAAGTTATGGGCCGAAGCGGCTAAACATGGCGTTATACAGCGTCTTATCAAGGGAGAGCAAATTGCCGAAGCAAAGCAAAAACAAAAAAATGATGACGGGAAATCTAATGAAAAGCACAAAGGGAATGATGATGCCATCAAGCCAAAAAGTGATGAAAAACCCAAATCTACTAAAAAAAGTAAAGCCAAGTAAGAACTTAGAGATGAGTATGAAGTCTGAGTTTACTGGCCGTACTGTAGGTATGACTAAAAAACAAGAACTGTAATTTAAGTAACTAAACCGTATTAAAGGGATGAATTTATGATTATCAAATGGACACAACCGAGAGCACTTAACATTTATACTAAAGCAGCAAAAAAGGGTGGGAAACTTAACCTAGTTACTATTTTCCCATCTAATAACCAGATACCAAATAAAGATTGGGAGGCTTATAAAAAGCTACCAGTTGTGGCTGGTTTAATTAGTGAAGGTAAACTACTTGAAGTTTTTGACGATAAAGACAAAGGCTTAAAAGATGCACCGGAACCTAAAGCTGAAAAAATTATAGCTGATACTTTTAAAGAAGATCAGTTAGACGAGTGGCAGGATACTGAGGACAGATCTAAGGTTAAAAAAGCTATCCGTAAGCAAAAAAAGAAAATTGAAGAAGCAGTAAAGCCTAAAACAAGTGAGGATTAATGCCTGTAGCAAGCGTATCTGAGGTAAAACAGTTATCACCATTATTTAGAAACGAAACCAATATGCGGATTAATCTGTTTATGGGTATCGCAGAGAGATGCATTGACGAATGCACATGGGGTGATAAATACCGAGAGGGCGTATTGCTTTTAACAGCGCATTACTTAACTAGGTCGCATGACCAATTAGGCTCTGCCGAAGAAAGTTGTGATGATGGGCTATCGGGGTCAGGAGACTCTGGTAGCTCAGATTCTGGAACATTATTAGCTAATTCAAGCACCTCAAACTCAAGTACTACAGAAACCACATTTACTCCAGAAACCTACGTTCGTAAAAAAACTGTAGGTAATGTTTCTATAGAGTATGATTTAATAGACAGAGGTAATAGCACCACAACTACATCAGGTAACTCAAATCAAGCCGGTGGTGGGTCCGCAGGAGGCGCAGGTGGTGAATCAGATGATGATTTAAGCCTAACCTTTTGGGGTAAGCTATTTTTAGATATTAAAAAGAACATTGTGTGCCTACCAGTTGTAGCTAGCGGAAGAAGGAATTCATGGCCAAGATAAAAGCTAGCACTAAAACTGTAGTTATAGATAGAGGTGATGAAGCCTTTAGAGCTATGGTTGATGAAATGGGTAAAGGCACAGTTGTAAAAGCTGGGGTCTTAGCTAGTGATGCTAATAAAAGCCACGGTAAATCTACATTATTAGATGTAGCTATCGGCAATGAGTTTGGTACTAAAACTAAAACAGGTAAAGTACACATACCACAGAGGTCATTTATAAGAGAACCTATTGATGACCACAGAAAGCGTATAAACAGGCTGATAGCTGTGTTTATTAAAGACGTAAATACCATAGCTGACCTAGAGATAGCCCTTAAAAAGGTAGGTACTCTAGCAGTTAGTATTATAAAAACTAGAATTACTCGTAAAAGAGAGCCTAAAAATGCTCCATCTACAATTAAGGCCAAGGGTTTTGATAACCCTCTAATCCACACAGGCCGATTAAAAAACAGTATAAATTTTGAAATTATAAAAGGTAAAGGGGACTAATATGGCTAAGGTTTTAGAAATATTAGAATGCTTAGGCCAAGTTAAAGAGTACACCCTAAAAAGGCAGACCAGCCCCAACACATTTGAGTACGGCCAGCAAAAAGAGGGTGAGTTCACATCTCAGCTTATTACAGCTAGCGTACAGCCTATGTCTGGTAATGAAATACTAGAAGAGTTCTCAGGTGGTGAAAGGCTTAGAGACACAGTTATAATCTACACAGAGGTAGAGCTGAGAACTGTAAACCCTAAAACAGGCTATAAAGCTGATAGGGTATTTATTAAAGATTGTGATTATGAAGTACAAAAAGTCGAATGCTGGGACCAGCAGGCAGAAGATTGTTTAAACCATTATAAGAGTTATGCAACTAGAATGAATATAGATGAGGTGAAGAGTGACGCTTAATGATGTCCGCAAAACTTTATACTCTTGGATTAACTTAACTCTAAATGGTGTGGCAGATGGTAGCCGTGGAGATATACCTATATTCCTAGCTCACACTGATTATACAAAGCCAGAGGGCCAGACCTACGCCGAGTTTAAGTTTCTTAGTTCATTAACTAAAATAGGCTTTGATGAGCTTAGATTTAGAGAAAGCCTTAATAGTTTTGTGCTTAGAGGCCAGCGTGAATTTACAATAACATTGACCGTATTTGGTGATGATGCCCTAGATTGTGCCTCTCTAGTACAGTGTGCAGAGGATACACCAGAAGCCTACCAGCTATTAAATGCTAATAATCTAGCTATCAGAGAAATCAATACCTTTAACGATGTTTCTCAATTCTTGGAGTCTGACCACCAAATTAGGATGGTTATGGACATAAGGTTTGGGCTTGGACTTGAAAAAATCATCTCTACGCCTACAATAGATAAAGTAAGTTTTAAAAACAAAACTATAGACCCAGCCGTAGAGTTTGAGGTCGATTTAACAGAAATAACAGGGGGATAATACATGGCTACTGGTTTAGATCAAATAGTTAACGTACAAATTACTCGTGAAACGTCAGCGCCATCGCAAGTTGGTTTTGGTGTACCTTTATTAGTTGGTACCTCTGATCGTTACGCGGCAGGGGTGAGAGTTATGGCTTTCGCATCTTTAGAAGAGGTAGAGGCTACATTTACAGCTGGTGATGTTGAAATCACTATGGCTAGAAATGCTTTCTCACAATCACCAAGACCATCTTTAGTTAAGATCGGACAGCTAGAAGCTGCTGATGCAGGTGACTACGTTGCTGCCTTAACAGCCATACAAGCTGTAGATAACGATTTCTACGGTATAGTTATAGAGTCTAGAGCTAAGGCTGATATCGAAGCTGTAGCACAGTGGACAGAGGCTCAGATAAAAGTATTTATCGCTGTATCTGGAGACCAAGATATTTTAGATCAAACAGCTGGAAACGTATTAGAAGTTTTAAACGGAGCTGCTTATAACAGAACTTTATTACTATTCAGTGGTGATACAGATGACCACGCAGGTGCAGCCCTAGCAGGACTACAGTTACCTAAAGTTGTAGGGTCAACTAACTGGGCTTACCAAACTCTAGCTGGCATTACAGCTGATAACTTAACAACTACACAGTGTAATTACATTCAGGGATTAAATGGAAACGTTTATGTAACTGTTAATGATATCAACCATACACAATTCGGTAGAGTTGTAGGTTCTGAGTTTATTGATGTAATTAGAGGAGCTGACTTTATCCAAGCTAGAATCCAAGAGCGCATCTTTTTTGGTAAAATCAACCTAGAGCGCATACCTTACACAGTTAATGGTATTGGCTTAATTGAGTCTTGGGTAAGATCAATCTTACAACAAGCTAGAGATACTAATGGTATTTTAGAGAGCTTTGAGACAAGCGTACCTGAGATTGCAGACATTAACCCTACAGATATTGCTAACAGATGTTTACCAGACGTAACTTTTGTGGGCGTGTTAGCTGGAGCTATTAACCAAACAAAAATTCAGGGCCGCTTAGTATTAAGTGAAGACCTAATTTAAGGAGAGACTACGATGGGAAATACTTATAATCCGAAGAACGTAACAATTGTAGTTGGTGATACTGTTATCGAGGGTTTCACTGATGGTGATTTTTTAACTTTAGAGCGTGAAGCTGATGCTTATAGTTTAACTATTGGTGCTGATGGGCAACACACTCGTACTAAGTCTAATAACAGATCTGTACTTGTAGGCATTAACTTACTTGATAGCTCTAGAGCGAATGATGTTTTAAACGCTCTAGCTACTATAGATGAGATCAATGACGGTGGTACATTTAACTTCTTTATGGCTGATAGAAACGGTACATCTTTATGTGAAGGCCCTAATGCCTTTATCATGAAGAAACCAGCTCTTACTTTTGGTACAGAGGCATCTACAAGGTCATGGCAAATTAAAATACCAGATGCAGACATACTAGTAGGTAGTATTGGTTCTGATAATTAATTTTTAAATAGGTTCTAGGGGGCGGCCTATCACCAATTGCCCCCATTCTTTAACGGTATTAACAGGAGCGAATAGAATGGCAAGACATGAACAAGATATAGATGGTAAAAATTATAGCTTTGGGTATTGGCAGGTAGACCCAGCCATAGAAAGGTTAACGCTTTTCGTGGAGATTTTTGGGTCATCTCTGGCTACATTTTTGATAGGTGGGGCTAAGGCCGCACAGGAGCAAGATAATAAAGCTTTAGATACAGAAGTTACAGAACTAGACTTTATTAAAGAGGGCATAGAATCTCTTATACCAAGGCTAAAAGAAGATAAGGTTAAAAAACTTGTGAAAGACTTTCAGCAGAACCTTATGTGTGACAATAAAAAAGTATCTGATAACTACAATGAACACTACAAGGGGCAACTTGGACATATGTTTAAGGTTATTGCAGCCCAAGCGAGGTATCAGTTTGCTGATTTTTTAGGATTAATAAAAGGGTTAAAGGCCATAGGGTAAGCAGTTCCGGCTTTATACCTAGGTACACCCTTACAAATTGGGAACACTACAAGTTTAGAGTAGTTATGGCTGATAAGGCCACTGTTACAGAGGTGAATGAAAAATTTAGCCTTAAAGATTTAGCAGGTTTACACCAGATGCTAGATGTTCAGGAAGAGGCAGACGCTCACTACAGAGAGCGTGAAGAGATGAAAAGAAAGTCTAAGGGGGGCAGATGATTTTAAGAGAGCTGATAACCAAAATGGGTTTTCAGGTTGATAAGTCTGGCCTTGATGGACTAGACGAAACAATCAAAGGTGTAACTAAAAGACTTGAAGGTGTCGCAGATAAGTCAATTAAACTAGGCCGAACATTAACAGCTAGGGTTACACTACCATTGGCTGCTGTGGGTGTTGGTTTAATTAAAGCCGCCTCAGATGCAGAAGAAACAGAAAGTAAATTTGAGGCTGTATTTTCAGGCATAATTGATGAGTCAGACAAAACTGCTAGAGCACTAGCCGAGAACTTTGGCTTTAGCTCAGTTAAGGCAAAACAATTACTAGGTGATACTGGTGATCTACTTACAGGTTTTGGTTTTACACAAGAAAGTGCTCTAGAATTATCCAACGGTGTAAACGAACTAGCCGCTGATTTAGCTTCATTTACAAACTTCTCAGGTGGTGCAGAGGGTGCGAGTAGGGCATTAACTAAAGCATTACTTGGTGAACGTGAGTCTATAAAGCTTTTAGGTATAGCCATTCAAGAAGAGGATTTAAAAAAGAGAGTCCAAATACTAAGAGCTAAAGGCATAACCTTTGAAACTGAAAGGCAGGCCAAGGCTTTTGCTACATTACAATTAGCTCAAGAACAATCTAAGAATGCCATAGGTGATTTTGCTAGAACCTCTGATGGTTTCGCTAACCAATTTAGGATACTCAGGGGAGAGCTTTTTGACCTAGCTGTAGAGTTTGGCAAGGTTTTATTACCAGCGGCTAAGGCTGCTGTAACAGTAGTGCGTAGTTTAGTTAGGTGGTTTAGAGATTTATCTCCAGAATTTAAACAGATCATAGTTTTTGGTGGAGCACTAGTCGCAGTTATAGGTCCATTACTTTTAGCTTTCGGTGGATTAATCAAAGCAGCTCTATTTATAAAAACATCTTTTGCCAGTATGGGCGTAGCTCTAGGTGTAGCTAAAATAGGTTTTGGTGGGTTACTTCTTGTATTAGGTAAATTTATACTAATAGGGGGTGCTATAATATTAGTTCTAGAAGATATATTAGCCTTTTTTAATGGTAAGAAGTCAGTAACTGGAGCGATAATTGAAGGCTTTGGTTCTGCATTCGATTTTATAGAAGAACAATTTCAAAGGTTACCAAATATAGTAAAGACTGTAGTTAAATTAGCATTAACTAAGTTGAGATTTTTAGTTAACACAGTACAGGGCCTTGGCGGGGCTTTAGGAGCTATAGCTAAAGGTAATTTTAAGGATGTACCTAATGCTTTTAAACAAGCCTTTAAAGGAAATGCTGATGTAGTTACAGATGAGAATGCTAGCCTAAGTGCTGCTATAGGTTTAAGTGATGATAAGCTACCTTCAAATGCACCAGCTCCAGCAAGTGCAGTACCTCAAGGCTTAGGTGATTTAATTAATAACATCACGGCTCCAATAAATATAAATGTTCCAGAAGGTACTACACCAGAACAGGTAGGCCCGGCAGTACAAAAAGGCGTGAGTGAGGGTATTGGAGTACTACTCAGAGAAACTAGAAGACAAACATTAGGTCCGGTGGTGAACTAGATGGCAGTTATTAATCTACTTTTAGGCAGACAGCAATTTAGAACAACCGTAGGGGTTTTAACTCTAGATGCAGCTAGTGAGATAGTTCACACAGGTGAGTCTGTACCTACAACTAACCCTATCGAGAGCGGTTCTGATATTGTGGATAACATTAGGGTTAAAAACCGTAGGCTATCTATATCTGGAGTTGTGTCTCAGGTCCCGTTTGCTTTGTTAAGATCTGCGGCTATAGGCGGGGTATCTGGCATAGCTGCCTCAGTTGGTGAGAGTGTTTTTAATAACCAAACAGCTCTTAGTACCATGATGGGCTCACTTGCAGGGTTAATTGAAAATAGAAATATGGAGGATAGGCTTTACCCACGTAAGGCTTTTGAATACCTGTACGAGTTACAGAATAATAGAATACCTTTCAACATACAGACTAGGTTTCAGGTTTACCAGAATATGATTATAACAACTCTATCAGTTCCAGAAGATATCAGGCTAGGTGACTCACTTAGGTTTTCTATGCAGTTAGAGCAGATACGGCTTGTAAATAGCGAGGTTATAGTAGTGCCTGAGTCTATAACCAATAATAAACCTGGGGCTACAGCTAACCAAAACACAGGTACAAAAGCTAGAAATGAGGCTACAGAACAGGGTAGCTCTCTAGCTAGGCGTATCGTAGATGGTATTGGAGACTTTTTTTAATGGCTATTTTACAATTAGATGTAAGATCAGATATACCAGCATACCAGTTTAGGCAGAACCTAGATGGGACTGTGTACACGCTTAGGTTTAGGTGGCAGTCCAGAATGTGTGTATGGATATTTGATATTTTAAATGAGCAAGAAGAACCACTTTTAGTTGGTATGCCTGTATTAACAAATTCAAATATAAACCGTAGATTTTTAAGAGCTGGTGTACCTCCAGGGTTCTTTGTTTCAGCAGATGAGTCTGGGCAAAATAGAAACCCTGATAGAGAAACATTTGGCCAAGAGGTTAAGTTCTTCTATGTGGAGGCTGAGCAGTAGTGGCTAATGGTGCTTTACTTTATAACAGATTTATACGAGTACAGGTTTTTGATATCGGTGGTGTAGGCCGTACATTCAGTAACCTACGTATAGCTTTTGATGTTAAAAAGACCTCAGAGAGTAACACCAACACAACTACAATTAAGATATACAATTTAAACCCAGAGAGCAGGGCTTTTTTAGAGCAGACAGATTTAAGTGTGATCTTAGAGGTCGGCTACCAAGCTTTTGAATCAGAGCCTATTATAGAAATACTAAGCACAGGTAATTTACTTAGAGGTAAGGTGAAGCATGAGCGTGAGGCTGGTGACTGGGTTACTAGCCTAGAATACGGGGATGGTGAAACCCCGTTACAGGAGAGTTTTTATAACAGATCGTTCGTGGCAGGTGCTAGCCTTAGAAGCATAATACAGGATGTAGCGAGAACTTTAGGTCTACCAGTGAATACAATCATAGGCCTACAGGATAGAACCTTAAACAGCAGTGCTGTATTTAGTGGTAGCTCTAAAGAGATTTTAGATAGAATTACCAGAGATGCAGGGGTTGAATGGTCTATACAAGATGGTGAGGTAGTGATTTTACCTCCAGCTGGCTTTACCCTAGAAGAGGTTATTGTGCTCAACGAGAACACAGGGCTAATAGGCTCACCAATTAGGCGTAAAACAGGTATTGAGTTTACAGCTTTATTGAACCCTAGGATTAGGTCAGGGCGCAGGGTTAGAATAACATCTAGAGATGTGACTGGTGAATATAGGGTAAGAAAGGTAGAATTTGAGGGTGATAACCTAGAAGGCAAGTGGAATGCCATGTGTGAGGCCCTATGAGTGATGTTCAAAACGAAACCCCGACCCTAGCAAATGTAATTCAGTCAGCTATAAATACTGATAGATGTAATCTAAATACAGCCTTACCAGCCTCTATAGTTTCTTACGATGCTAGTACACAACTAGCCCAAGTGAGGCCTCAATTTAAAAGAAAATTCATCACAGGGGACGTTGTAGACACCCCTATAATCCACGATGTGCCAGTAGTTATGCCTAGGGCAGGAAGGGCTTTTATTAGCTTACCACTTAAAGCTGGAGATCAAGTTTTACTAGTCGTAGCTCAGAGGTCTTTAGATGCTTGGAAGAGCCAAGGAGGGTGTGTTGACACAAGTACAGAGAACCGCAAACACGATTTATCAGATTGCTTTGCTATCCCTGGTGGTTATCCAACTAACAATACAGTTCCAATGGACCCTGATAACCTTCTTATTGTTAACGATCAGGGCCAAGTTACAATCTCTGGAGACGGAACATTCAGGTTTGAGCAGAATGGTGGGGACGAGCTTTTAGATTTAATTATCCAGTATTTTGAGCTTAACCAAATGGCAGTTACAAATACACTGCTTGGGCCACAAAAAAAGATTGAAGAACCTTTATTAATGCAGATAACAGAGAAATTAAAAGCTCTAAAGGGGTAAAGATATGCCATTAGATCCGCCACCAGCATGGGGCCAAGCTGTAGCTGATGCTATTTCGGGTATGAATATAGATAACTCAGCACCTATTACTCCACAGCAGTTAGCCCAAATTTGGATTATGATTAAAACAGAGGACCACACACAGTTAACTCAAAACGCTCAAGCTATGGGTGTAGTAACTAGCGGTGCAGGTTCAGGCGGTGGTGTTCTAGTTACTCCAGGGGGTATCAGTTGAATTTAGGTCAAGATATAGATAACGATTTAGAGGTCGTAAACGGCCAGCTAGTGCTTGTAGGTTCTAGGCAGGGTAGCCAAACGCGTGAGATAGAAGAACACATTGAGCAAAGGCTCAGGACCTTGAGGGGTGAGTGGTTCCTGGATAACACAATAGGCATACCCTACTTTGAAGAGTTCTACCGTAAAGACTTTGATGCTGGGTTTATAGAGTCCTTATTAATACAAGAGATTTTAGAAACACCTGGGGTAGTAAGACTTTTAGAATTTAATATGAGCTTGGATAAAAACACCAGGACCTTAAATGTTACTCCATTGAGGATTGAAGCTATATCTGGTGTAATTGACTTTGAGAACTTGGAGGTAGCTTAATGTTTGGTATTACTAATGATGGTTTTGTAGCTAAAAGGCTGAATACTATTTTAACAGAGCTTAGAGATGAGTTTACAAACACCTTCGGGACTACAATCAACCTAGATGACAGGGGTCCTTTTGGTCAGATCATAGCTATTATGGCTGATAGAGAGGCTGAGTTATGGGAGCTTGCAGAGGGTACTTTTAATAACCAAACACCCTCTACTGCCACAGGGGTTGGGGTAGATAATGCTTTAGCTCTAGTAGGTGTACCACCTAGAATGGATGCTTTTGAGTCTGAGGTTATGCAGACATTTTTCGGTGCCGTTGGCACAGTTATCCCAGTAGGTACTCAAGTAAGTAGAAATGACGACTCTACAGTAATTTTTGAAACTCAAGAAGCTGGAACAATACAGGCTGGCAGTGGGCAAAACCCTTTATACAGCGTAGAGTTTAACTCTTTACCAGACGCAGGTGCTTTTACTTTAACTTATGATGGCCAGACCACACCTAATATCCCAAGTGGTTCTAGTGCTGCTTTTATACAATCACAATTAGAGGGTTTAAGCTCTATAGGTGCTGGTAATGTATCAGTGTCAGGTGATTTTTCTAGTAATATTGCTATTGAATTAGTCAATACTCTAGCTGAAACAGAAGGTCTTGGACTTACAGCGACTTCTACGTTAACAAATTTAACTGTACCGGTTGAGGCTGTAGTCAATACCCAGCAGATAGGCTCTCTGCCAAACGTGACTGTAACTTCCAAATCCACAGTTACAGGTGAGATTGTGGCCAACGCCGGGACTTTAATCGATTTAGTTGCAGGTGTTACGGGAGTAGAATCTGTATCAAATTTAGTAGATGCCACTCTAGGTTCTGATATAGAAAGTGATCAAGAAGCTCTAGCAAGAAGGCAGCTTAGTTTAGCCGCTCCAGGCCATGCCACAGCACAGGCAATTATCGCGGATATATTTTCTATACCAGGCGTTCAAGCTGTAAGGGTCTTTGAGAATATAGATATTATAGAAGACCTAATGGGCCGCCCACCTAAGAGCTATGAAGTAGTTGTACAGGGTGGAGACGAGGACGAGATAGCTCAAATTATCTTAGATACAAAAGCTCTAGGTACAGAGACTACAGGTTCTATTAACAGAGAGCTTGTAGACTCCCAAGGTTTCCAGAAATTCGTAGCCTTCTCTAGACCAACTAGCATACCTATTGATTTACAAGTTGATCTTAGAACTAATACTCAGTTTCCAATTAACGGCACACAGCTAGCTGAGGCAGCTCTTTTAGCCTATGGAAACGCTTTAAATATTGGTGATGATGTAATTGTTATAACGCAACTGCTCTGCTCTTTAAATGGCATACCTGGGATTATAGATGTTGATATCAGGGTTGGAGCTAATACGTTGCCAGCTGGAGGTAGCCAAGTGGTTACCTTTACCAACGTAGGTAGTGATTTAAGTGTGAATTTCGTAGGTCACCCTTTCTTAGAAAATAACAGGGTAAAGTTTAGTAATGTAGGCGGCGCTTTGCCAACTGGCATAAACCCTGACACAATTTATTATGTAGTGAGTACAAGCCCAGATAGCTTTTTAATATCTGATGGCAAGAATAATGGGCCTTCTGGTTTCTTTGATGCAGGGTCAGGTACAACTACAGTTGAGTTTGGCGGTTTTGATGAGAACATTAATATAACTGAGAGTGAGAGAGCCATATTTGATAGCTCTAGAATTTCAGTAACTTCGTTATAGGATAAGCTTGAGCGATTTAGTTAAAATAACCAACCATACAGAGATAGCCCTTGATAGCCTACTAGAGCAGTACAAGGGTAAGCCTAATTTTGAGGGTTTAATATCTGTTATAGGTGGTCGCACACAAGATCTAGAAGATATATTTTGTCAAATTCTAGAGAGCTCAGGAGTTCTTACAGCCACAGGTTTTAGTCTAGATATTATAGGTGATATTGTAGGCCAGCCTAGGCTAGGTTTTGATGATGATTTTTATAGAATACTTATATTAGCTAGGATATGTGAGAACACCTCTGAGGGTGATCTAGAGAAAATAATAAACGCCACTAAGATATTAACAGGTGCCACAGAAACTCAGGTACAAGAATGGTTTCCAAAAGGTTGGGGTGTTGGGATAAACACTCAACTAGACCCCGAACTGATTAATTTTATGTATGATAGGCTTGATAGGTTGGATGTTGCCAGCACTAGGCTTGAGGGTATTTGGTGCTATGAGGCTGATACTGGTTTTGCTTTTGACGGCACTCAGAGTGATGCTTTAGGATTAAGTAGTATTAATAATACAACAAGCGGTGGCACTTTAGCTGGCTTACATATTAGAACTGAGCCTAAATTTAGTTTTGAAGCAAGGGCTGGCATTGAGGATGGAGATGAAGGTTTCTCTTCTATTCACGATGTTTATGCTGGTGGTATTTTACAAGGATTATAAAGGGGAATTTATATGGCTAGACCTAGCTCGAAGATTGATTGGACGTTCGGTAACCCGAACCAAGCCACGGTATCAGTAGAACCGTCGGACGGTAAAAAAGAGGCAGGGTTTTCACCTAATGAAAGACCTCCTGCTGAGTACTTCAACTGGTTGTTTCAGAATATTCAAGAGTGGATTGACTTCTTAGAGGCAGAGGTAGATGCAGCTTTAGCCGCTCGTACTTTATTTGACGCTGTAGTTGGAGCTGGTGGTACACACGAAACTTTACAAGAGCTAATGAATGACCCTGAAACTGCCGCAGGTAATATTAAAAATGTACTTGTAGCCACTCCAGAGACTTTGAACTCTACAGTAACTCTAGGGCAAAACGATATGAGTTTTCACTTTAAGCCACAGGCCGCAGTTTACAAAGGTTCTGGTTTAACTAAGGGCCTAGTAATAGACGCTGAGAGGGTTAGGATTTTACAAGGTCGCTTTGGTAACTTTGCAGCTACTGGAGATATAGCCATTGAACTTACAGCTAATGCTAAATTTTGTATGGTTACAGAGTGTTACTTTATTAACAACGATACAGATGTAAAAGATGTAGAGATTAACAACGCTAACATGATCGCTAACAATATAGACGAGGTGTAGAATGAAGAAATTAATTAAATATAAATACCTTTTAGGTTTCATCTTTTGTACGACTGTAGCTATTGGCGCAGGTGTAGTTGAGAGGTTCCCTACAGATACAATGCAGATAGGTTTGTCTAATAGTAGCGATGATAAGAGGTTTATTTTTGAGTCTGGTTTAGGTACAGCTAACCCTACAATCACAGTAGATAGCACTAATAGGGAGTTTAATTTTAACAGAGCTTTAAACGTAGTTAGCCAGAAACTGAGTGTAGGTAATGCTTTAGCAGCTGACCAGGACATTGTTTTTGACATAGGTGCAGCAGCAGCTAACCCATTATTTAGATGGAACGCTGTAGACCAAGAGCTTACATTTAGTAACAACGGTGTAGATTTTAGCCCTATCGGTTCCGGTGGCGGTGGTGGAGGGGGTGTAAACTTTCTTCAAGAATATAACTTTAACTTTGAAGATGGTAACCCGCCTAATGATTGGACTGTTAGTGCTGGTACATTAACCTCAGATGAAACCACACCATTATTTGGCGAAGTAAGTGCTAACTGGGTACAAGCTGCTGGAGCAAACCTTGACTCTACAGAAGTGCCAGTCCCAGTGGGTGCTTTAGGTAGATCTTGTTCTACATCATTTGATTATAACTGGGCAGGAACAGAAGGTGATTTACAAGTAACTGTACTATCTGGCGCTACGGTAATAACTACAGAAGATTTAGCCCCTAGCGCCACCACTAGAAATTTTTCTTTATTTTTTGATTGCCCAGGTACAGCCGGTTCTTTAATTAGGTTAAGGCTTACATCTATAAATGCCACAGCTCCTCTAAATATTGATGAAGTGTTTTTAGGTATAGGCAGGAATATAGTTGGTGGTTTAGCTCAGAATGTAGATACTAAGTTTTTAAGTGCTAACGTTAGCACAGCGGGTGAACTAACAGAATTAAGGTTTACAAACCTAATACCAGGTAGAAAATATAGGTTAAATTTATTTGGATTTTTAGGGAGTATAGGGCTTGGCGAACCTAATGATATAAGAGTTGAGGCTTTAAACGGAACGGAACCAGTGTGCCAGGTGATTCTAACAATAAGGCAAAATAGTGGTACTCTTGATGAGGGTAATCTTGGGGCGTCTTGCTCTCGATCTTTTACGGCAACAAGTAGCGTATTAGAGTTCCAAGCTCTTGGAAACTTGACAGGTAACAATATGATAATAGGTACTGGGAACGCTTTAGGTACAAACGTACAGCTTGAAGAGACTATACAGGGTTCTGCCATTAACTTAGCTACTAGTGGTTCTTTATTATCAGCTACCCACGCTACAGATTGTAGCTTTGCTAGGTCAGGATCTACATACGGTAGGTTTTCTACAGATGCTACTTGTACCTTTAGCGTAGGTGATAATACTATTGGGTTTACAAATGTTATTGCTTTAGATGTGGGTGGCATACTTCCAGGTTTAACTTTACAGTTTCCTTACTTAGGTACATTTGAGGTATGCAGTACATCTAATAGTATTTTAAACTCATCTAGAATTGATAAGCGCTTAGTGGTTGATGGCCAGCAAATAGCAAACTCTCACTACCAGTTTAGTAGTGGTTCAAATGCCACTTATAATATGTGTGGGTTTTACACAGCTACATCTCTAGGCCCTATTAATATAGAAATAGAGGGTGCTATTAACACAGGCACAGCCACTCTAGGTAAAACGGCAGGGGCGGCAGGTGCCGCTTTAATACAATGGAGCATAAAGCCTGTTAACCAGCAAATGCCTTCGCCAGTGTTTACAGATATTACGGATGCTTTAAATCTTAGGGTTTCAGGCCTTAAAAAAACTGCATTACATTCTTGTAGGTTTGACGCCTTAATAAATATTAATAATGAGTCTGGGTTATGTGACTGGGTGGTTTCAACAACTCAGCTAGGTACAGGTAGAGCTAGGGTAACTTTGGACAGTAGTGTTTTTGCAGTCCCTCCGGTTTGCCATATATCCTATAGCTTTCCTGAAACAAATACGACTACTCAAAACAGAGCTTGTACTGTCCAAACAAATTCAACAAGTGAATTAGGTATAGCGTGTCGTTTTAATAGCTCAGCAACTACTTCTTTTACCAATGCTGATTACAACTTATCTTGCCACGGTCAAATAAACTAAGGGGTTTTTATGAAAACAATATTGTTTTATTTAATTATTTTTACATCACTAAATTTATATGCTGGTTTTTTTCCAGTAGGTAAAGACGGTGCAAAAACAAATTACTCAAGTATCGAGAAGTGTAGAGAAGTAGAGCAAACAGACTGCTACGATATTACAGGTAAGAAATTAGAATACTGGGAAATAGAAACTACACAAGTAGATGATACTGAGAACCCAGTTTATAAAGATAAGTATAAACAGGTAGCTTGTGCAGACCCAGCTGACTGTGGTTCTAAGGTAGCTCAAATTACAGATATAAAAGCACACTGTAATGAGGGCGATAATGATATGATTATATTTACTGAAAACAAACTAATGCCCGGTTGGTCTTACTACTGTACTGCGATTATAGGGTACCCAAAAATAGAGATTAAAAAACTGGTAGAAAACCCTGATAAGAAAAAAGCCTATGAGAATTCTCAAGCCGCAGCTAAAGTTAAAGCCGATTCTCTTGCGAAAGTTCAGGCAGCAATTAGTTTTGGCCAAAGTTTAAAGAATGAGATCTACTTAATAAATGCATCTAAAAAACTAAGTGGAGCACAGGTAAAAGCTTTTGTAGAAGAGTTTCAAACCATTGATAGGTTGCTTTCAGTGGGGGCTATAGATACAGCTAGAGGTGATATCCAAGCTATACAAGTTGGCCCACTAGTTAGTGAAGAAGAGAAACAAATTATATTGGATAAAATTAACGCATTTTTAGGTAACTAAAATGACCTTGCCAGAAATTATAGGAGTGTTAGCTGGTGTATTTGTAGTAATTTCTGTGGCGGGAAAATGGTTACTCGCTGACTGGCATAAGAAGAAATTAAAGATTCAAGAGCTTGAAGCCGAGAACCAACAAGCTCTTTTCACTAAAATCGATAATGACTTAAATGCACTAGGTGATAAATCTAGAAAGCTAGATGGGCAATTAAGAGATCACGCTAAGTCTATAACCCGTGTTACAGCCAAGCTAGAGGTGATGGCAGGCATTTTAAATACAAGCCTGAATGTTTCCAAGGCTATCGGTGCGGGGCACGGTCAGAGCAAGCCTGTGGTCAATGCTGTAGATCGCATGAAGAACGAAATATCTAACGTGCAAAAAGGTATAGAGGATATGAAAGATGGCGAGTAAAAAAGCTTGGGCAAAAGTAAGTAAATATTTTAAACCAGATTCAGTTTTTGATAACTGGGGAGATCCAAATGCGCTTAGCGAGGAGCATCTTTTTCGGCTTTTTGATTTACGTAGCTACCTTAACGTTCCTATATATGTTTTACATGGTGTTAAATCATCAGGGCACTCCAAAGCCAGTCAACACTATCCAAGAGCAGATAGGACTGGGAAAGTAGTAGGTACAGCTACAGATATAGTTATACCTGATTACCCTTTAACAACTTTTGACTTATTACATGATGTATCTAGGTTTGGTTTTACAGGCATAGGTTACTATCCACACTGGCACTTTGATGGCAAAATAGTTGGTGGGTTACACTTGGATAGCAGAGAGCTCAAAAGAGATAAAGACGGCACTTACGATTACAAACACTCTAGGTGGATGGGCGTAATGCGTGGGGGCCAGCAAATTTATATACCGTTAACTTACAAAAACATAATCAACAACAGAATTAAGGGGTAAATATGGAAATGATTACAGAATGGTTTGCATGGTTAATAGGTAACTACAAAGGTATTCTATTAACTGTACCGCCAATTTTAATATCAATTTATGGAGTTCTTGGAATGATTTTTAGGCTTACACCTACAGAGCGTGACGATGATGTTCTAGAGCGTGTGGGTAAAATTGGACGTAGAATATTTGATATCCTAGGAGTACCAAATAAAAAAGCTGGTGGTGGTGCACACGAACCTAGAGTTGAAGATGAACAGACTCAAAAAATAGCTCAAGATATTGCTGGCAAAATTGAAGAGGCTAAAAGTCAGCTTACAGAAAAAATGGAGTCTCAAGATCAATAGTCAGGTTGTAGATAAATTCTTAGATTGGTTTAAAGAGGTTGTGCCTCTGGCTGTTTTTACAGTTGTTTATAGGGTATTAAAGCAGCGTGAGTGGGTCTTAGAAACTGATAAAGACCGAGCAGAGCTGGAGGTGGCTAAACATGAGAACCGTATTCAAGTTGAAAAAGATAATGCTGGTAAGTCTAGCTCTGATATTGTTTCCGATGCAATCAGTGAAGGCAGAGATAACCTTAACAGGAAAGGGTAGATACCTTTCTTTAGAAGAAATGGATAGCTTAGCTTATTACAAGAAATCATGCGACTTAGCTAAGGCTGACTTAGAAGATACTACTTTAAAACTAGAGAGTTGTTTCCAAAGAGGGGCCCCTGTAACTAAGTTTTGGGCTAAGCCTCAGTTTGTTATAGGTGGGTTTATAGTAAGCTTTGGCATTGGTGCTTTAATAGCAGCTAGCCTTGTTAAAAAGTGAGACACACTAAGTAGTTGATACTAGGTTAAACAACAAATATTTTAAAGATTATAAAACCAAAGGGCGATAGAGAGCTTGTATTAATTATCACATCATAAAACTAAATACCTAAAACCGAAACCGTACTTAACCGAAACCGACCCCAAAAACTAGATACATAGTTTCTACAGTTTAACAATTCACAACAATGGGGGTCCAATGGGCGTAAGTTTTAAGACGGGTCAAATAAGAGATTTATCCGTCACAAGAGAAAAATTAGCAGACAATCTATTAGCAGGTGCAGATTTAGATTTAACAGGTGGGGCGGCAGACGCTACTATCTCAGGTTTAAGAGATGCAGCTAATCCAACAGAACCGGTTACATATGCACAGTTTATGGCTGCTTTTAGCGGTTTAACTGGTGGAGTAATTTTAAGAGATGAGCTTGATTTAACAGCTGGTAACTTAGATTTAACTGGAGATGCTACAGGCAATGCTTATGCAGATGCAGAGGCTGGTTATGCTAAAGGTGATTTATTTTGTATCACAGGTGCAGATGGTGACTTAATTGTATCTGATGGTTCTTTATCAGTAAGAAACGGCGACAAGGTTTATGTTAAAAATGATGTAGCTGTAGATGATAATATCGTACTTGCTGATTTATTTATACAGAGCAACGTAGAGTCAGCTGATATTTTAAGAGATGGTGATATTGCTAACGACTTAGTGAGCACAAATACTGATGGTGTTCTAGGTGCTGATCAAGGGCCTATTATTGCCGCGGCTATTGCTCTAAATGCTACAAACTTACAAGCGTTTTTAGATAGCTTAGTTTGTGGTGAAGAACCAGCTCTTACAGTTGGTGGTAATACTTTTACACTAGCAAATGATGTAGACCCAGACAGCCTTAAAGTTTATTTGAACGGACAGAGAATGGCTCCTAGTAATTATACACTTTCAGCAGCTGGAGCACCTACAGTGGTTACAGTTCCAACTACAGATGAGAGAACACCTTGGGATGCTGAGGACTGTGTAGTTGTAGATTACAGGATAGCTCAATAAAATTTTTGGAGGTTAAAGAATGAGTAAAATAAAAGGAAGTCAGATTAGAGATGAGTCTTTAACCTCTGATGATGTAAAAGATGACTCGCTTACAGTAGATGACCTGAATACAACTACTGTAGGTAAGTCAGTAATAACAAGAATTTTTGCCGCTTTTGGCATTCAAATAAACTCTTCAACTGGTGCCGATAGTGGCACTGGTGGAGTTACTTTAGCTTTAGGCCCACATTCACACACACATATAAAACAATTAAGTGGTCGTTTTGAAATAGATACAGATGATGATTGGGCTTCTTGGAGTGACCCAAACTTTGGACCTAGTTTACATGATTGGGATTTTGATTTAGGTAACGGTGCAGTGCCTAATGTCGATTGGGATGGAATAGGTTTAGCGTTTCCTAAAGGTGCTATATTAAAAAGAATGTTTGTTAAAATGCGTGGTAATAATACAGACATTGATGACATACAAGTACACGCTAGAATGCACGACGTTGATTTACTAACTAGCCCTAACGCTATTGATAGTAATGCTGAGGTTGGTGCTGTTGAACTAGGGACAGAAACTTTTAGTACAAATCTTGGTGCAGCTAACGGTAATGATCTTATTGGTTTTGAAATGTCTTTAGCTGATTATCAAGTTTTAAATGATGGTGCAGACCTTCACGTATCCATGCGCTCAGCCCCTGGTAGTACAACGGCTAATAGAAACGTAAGGTGTACTATTTTTATTGAATTTACATTACCTAATAACTTGGAGGATAACTCGTGAGCTTTATTGTAAACCACAGGGGTGAAGAGGTTGACCCAAAACAACCAAGAATTGTAGGGCTGCAAATTGATGAAACAGATTTACATTTCCATAAAATTAATTATAAAAAAGATTTAATAATACCACTTCAAAAAGAAATTATTTTTGGCAACCCTGGGTTAGTAACCAAAGTTGAGTACTTTGAGGACGAAACTAAGGAGATACCTGTTTTAAATATACTTAGAGCTTATGATATCCAAAACCCAATTGGTAAAATTTTAAGAAAACAAACACAGAGAGAGTACTATTGTGAGGATGGTACAATACACCCAGAGGTTAAAAACCCAGAAGGTAACTGGTATGTTTACACTCCAGAGGAGTCTAGATCAGCTACCCATAGGCGTAGAGTTAATGTTACAAATTCATTAGAGACTGAGATGTTAAGTTTACTTGAACAACTGGGTGGTGGTGATCCAGAGGCCACAGCAGAAAATATAGCTAAGGGGGCAGCCTTTATGACAGAAATTGCACCAGCTATAAATATTTTCCACTTATCAGGCACTACAAAAGCTCTTTTTGATTTTCTAGACCTTAAAGATACACAAGATAGATATCAGTTTTTGATTAAAGATATCCCCGGCGCTGGAATTAAAGCAAAAGATTTAATTAAACTTAGGTTGACTTACTAATGAAGAGACCTTGGTTATTTGGTAAAAACAAAGTTAACCCTTTTTTTGAGAAGAGGGTTTTTAAAAAATTAGAGAAACCAGAACCTAAAGATATAGAAGATCTACACCCAGACTTTGACCCTAATAAAGATTATGTAGGGCCAATGGGCTGGCCAGATTGGATGCTGGCTATAATCAATGATGCCACCCTAGGTGAATTTAACTACGCTGCTTTTTTACATGATATCGGGGCAATGGCGAGCACTCAGTTACTTAGAGATGAGAACGATAAGGCATTCTACCGTAGGTTAGATGAGATCGTTGAAGCTGAGAAAAAGTTCTTTAAAAGGCAATACCTTAGGTTCTTTAAGCATTTCTTCTACAAGGCTGTAAGGTTGAACCCAAGCCATTATGAAGGTGACGAGGTTGGTATTAAGGTGCAGAGAGGTATAGATGCTAAGCTGGTCGAGTACCAAGAGGCATTTAATAGCAAGATCTCAGAGTTAGATAAGAGATTGGCAGAGGTATCAAAGCTAAGAAATTCTATATATTTAGAGATGAAAGAACTACAAGATCAAGATAGTGATCTTAGCGATACTATAAATATGAGGCGTAAAGAAAGGGCTATCCAGGCGGCTAATAGAATAAAAGAGCAGCCAGAGAGTGCTTTAGCTGATATAAAAAAACAGAACATAGAGGGCGAAAAGGCCAGTTGAAACTAGCTTGAATATCTGTAGTCTTAGTGGTTACAATAGAGGGTGTATGGGGTTTGATTTAAAGAGAAGAGAAGGTGAGACACTTGTAATAAGCCACAGCTTGTTACCAGCGCCCAGTGATGGGCCTAGATATGTAAGAACATACCTATTTAACCAAGAACACGCCCCCCTTACACCACCTTTTGTAGACTTAGTAAGCACAGGTACAGGCAATTATTTAGATGAATCGATTAAGTTCCCCGCTGGGGTAACTAAGGTTTACGCTAGGTCTGAGGTGTTCTTAGATTCAGCTTTTACTCAAATAGATGAGTTCTACCCTGGAGACACAGACCTCTATGAGCTTTTAGATGAAACATTATTACAAAATATAAACACTTCTGTAAACGAGCTAGAAACAGGGGCCGGAGCTGGCACTGTGATAGTTGGTGAGGTTATAGAAGGCGAGGTGCTTGAAGGCATCATTCAGGATTGCTAGGAGACACAATGGGCACTTGTAACACAGTTAGAGACACGATATTTCAGGGTGAGGATAAGTCTATACAGCTTAGGGTTGTTGTTAAGCCAGCTACGATCTCATTTAACCTATCACCTTTAGACCCATTAACAGCAGGTGATGACCTTACCTTTAAATTTACAAAAGAAGATGGCACATTTCTAGAGAAAAAATTATCAGTAGAAGGTGATGTAGAGTTAATAGATGCCTCCCTTGGGTCCCTCAGAGTCAATTTAACCGCAGCTGATACCATGGCCTTAGAGACTGGCAACTCTGTGAGCTTTTTTGCTGAGTACCTTTTTGGTGGCAAAACTAGAATTATTAAGTTTAGAAACCAACTCAATATCGTATCCTGTAACGAGGTTTAACCCTCTCAAACCCTCTTAATTTACAAAAGGGTTTACAAAAACCAATATTAAGTGTTTACTACCCTCCACTACAAATGAGTAAAACGGAGGTAGTATGGGCGAGCTTAAAATCTATAGCGAAGCTGAATTTCAACAACACCGCCAAGAAGGTCGACTTCAAGGTGTCTACAAGAATGTAAATAACAAACATTATCACAGCGTAGAGACTCATGTTTCTAGGAGCTCTCTAATGCTTTTGGCTGAGAAATCACCTAAGTATTTCAAGTACATCAGGTCACAGCCAGTTAAAGAAACCGTAGATATGAAGCTAGGTACTTGGGCGCATACAATGGTTCTAGAGCCAGAGACTATGAGCACCGTATTTTACAATGAGCAGGATATTGTGGATGAGGTTATGCGTGATAAACCTGAAACAAAAAGCCCTAGGAGTACCAAGCTTTATAAACAGCTTTATGCACAGGTGGCTTCACAGGGGTATGAGATAATCCAAGAGAAGCACGTAAGGGTTTTACAGGGTATAACTAACTCTGTGGGTTCTAGTGATATGTTTAAAGCCCTAACCTTAAAGGGCATCCCTGAGCTAAGCTGTTTTGGTTTAATTGAGGGTGTGCCAGTTAAAGCTAGGCTGGATTGGATTAACCTAAAGCTCAAGAGCGGTAAATACATAATAGATTTTAAGACTACAAGAGAGGGGGGGAGAGCCTTTTTAAGGGCTTGTTACGACATGAACTATGATGCACAAGCAGCCTTTTACATGGACGTGTTCAAGGCAGCCACAGGCATTAGTATTGATGGTTACGGTATAGTAGCCGCAGAAAAAGAACCCCCATATTGCGTGAGTTACCATGGGATGACCGGAGAATTTTTGGCTATTGGCAGAAACAAATACATGAAGGCCCTACAGCTATATGATAAATGCACTAGAGAAAATAACTGGCCAGATTACCCACAGAGATTTGAGCCATTGGTGCCAGAGATTTGGATGTATAAAAACAATGAATTAGAAGATTTTTAATAACTAAAAAAGGAGACGGTATGAACGAATTAACCTACATAGAAGATGATAGGCAAAATAACAAAATAACTTTTACAAAACAGCAAACTGATATGATCAAGACCTCTATTTGTAAAGACTTTAAAGACGATGAATTTAATTACTTTATAGCTGTGTGCCAGGCTAGGGGCTTAAACCCTTTGTTAAAAGAAATACACGGCACAATACACAAGGATAAATTTAACCGCAGAACAGTAACATTCATTACTGGGATTGATGGGTTTAGAAAGTGTGCTCATTCTACAGGTACTTATGCTGGTAGAGATAAAACAGTATTTTTATATAATGATAAGAAAATTATGATTGGCTGTGAGGTAACTGTTCACAGGTTTATACAAGGGCATAAGTGTAGCTTTACAGCCAGTGCCTATGTATCTGAATATAAACCATCGCAAGCTAGTAAGGGTTTTATGTGGGCAAAGATGCCACACAATATGATTGAAAAATGCTGTGAGGTAAAAGCGATTAGAATGGCCTTTACTCAAGAGTTAGGTGGTATTTATGGTAGAGAAGAGGCACACCAAATGGACGATAAAGTTAAAAACATAAACACAGATTCAGAAATTAAAGATATGAATGAAATAGTAGAGGTAGCCCCTGTTAAAAAAAATCAGGCCCCTGAAAAAGCTATTAAACAAGAGCCTGATAGTGAGGGTTCTTCGGCAGTTGTAGACAACCAAAAAGCAACCACCGACACCTTACCAAAAAATGAGATAATAGCTAAAGAAGATTTTAGAGAATTTCTAAATAAAACAAGAGGTAGAGGCTGGAAAGATAGTCAGGTGCAAAAGTTAATGTTCTTATTAACTGGCAAGCAAAAAAGTTCTGAACTTGATTTATTGGGTTTTGGGTTAATACACAAGTATATAATCGAAGACAAATATTCACCTGAGAGCATGGATAGTGAATAAGGAAATCAAGAAAGGCGACATTTGTTTAATCAAAGGTAAGCTTGGTACTGATGTGTGTGTACAAGTTCTAGGTAAGTTGCAATCAAGTTGCGACCAAGTTGAGGTTAAGTACGTAGGGCAAAAGTATATTTTCCAAAGTAAAACCACTACAAAACTGAGAAGAATATTTTTACAGTCTGAAATATTAAAAAAATTATAATTTTACAACATATTGTTTACATTTTAAGCAGATTAATACTAAAAGTACCTATCTGCAATACATTGGTTATGGGAGTCATTATGGCTAAAAAAAACAACTATCCGTTAGATTTTAAGTACTCTATCGTAGGGTTTGATGCCTTAAATAAGAGCAAAAGAAAACATAAAGGTAGGTTAGGATGGCTAGGTTTAAGCACTACATTGCTTTTAGAGTATCAAGTTAACATCTTGTTACCCACAAGTAAGCTGACTTACCTTGCACTTATATACAACCAAGCTGATACCGGAGCACTACATGATGGTGACTTAATGGGATGTACACTTAAACATCTATGTAACTTGACTGGACTATATCGCAACCATGCATATACTTCACTTATTGATCTTCAAGAAAAACAGCTACTTAACCTAGACATAGAAGAGGTTACGAGTACAAAAAAAGTCCCTAGAGAAGAGAAGAGAAGAGAAGAGAAAGAGAAGAGAAGAGTAGAGAGAGAAGAACAGAAAGAGGCTCTAGAGACCAAATCTAAGCCTAAAAAAAAGGCAGAACCTCTACAGGCGGAACTTTTGGCCAAACAAAGTTTGACCCCCCGTGTCCCGTTTGAAAAAAGAGTTCACTGGACTTGCTTGCTTTGGAACAAACACGTAAACAGTGAGCTCCCGAGAGTCCGCAGTTACAGCACACAGCGAGCAAAAATGGTAAAGGCGATTTTGAAAGAATATCCCGACCAAGCAACCTGGATTGAAGTTTTTGAAATGATCAACGCTAGTGAATTTTTACAGGGCGTGAGTGTGAAAGGCTGGAGATGTAACTTTGAGTGGCTCGTAAAAAGCGTAAGTAATTTCACAAAAGTCCTTGAAGGCAACTACGCAAACAATCACAAAAAACTAGATTCAAAACAGAAAATTAGAACACACAACAATATGGAAGTCCTGAGGCAAATACAGGAAGAGGATAGAAGAAATGGAAAGGGAATTAAGGATGTTAACTAAATATGAAATTATTGTAGCATTAGCAGAGATTTACGGTGCAACACTGACTAAGCTTGCAATTAAATCTTACCATATGGCTTTAGAGGAAATATCTCAAAAAAAAGTAAATGAAATCTTTAAAGAAATCCTAGAGGACGATAGCATAAAATTCATGCCCAAACCTGGAGAGCTCCATGGGATGGCTAAACCGAAACTAAACCCAAAAGACAAAGCAATAATGTCCATGGAGCGCATAAAAAACGCTATCACAAAGTTTGGCTGGCCTGACCCTGAGGGTGCTAGAAACTTTCTCAATGAGACTGAATGGAACCTGATCACTAACCGTGGTGGTTGGAACGCATTCTGCTCAGAACCTAGGAACAACATCCACGACCCGATGATTTACGCTCAAACACGAGAATCGCTTTTAAGCACGTATGTAGCGATTGAGAAGGGTATTAGGCCAGAAAGTAATATAAAGCTCGAGGCGCGGCGCTCAGAGGCCTCAAAACTAACCTCAGGTCTAGGTTCTGAACTCAAATCCGTAGATGATTAATCCTCAATTTTTGGTGCAACGCGTGAATTGTGATACAGTAATATAGGTATTTACCTTTAACCAAGGAGAGCATCTATGGCGAGGTACATGAGAGGGGAGATTGTAAAACACACCCGTGGCGATAAGATCAGAGAGTGCCAATACATAAAAAAACTTAGTAAGCACTTTTGCAAAATCGTAAATGTTCAGGGTAAAATCGAAGTACTACCTAACTTTGAGATATCGAAAGGACACGGAAATGGAAACGGTAAAGACGGAGATGAAGACAAAAATACAGGCTATGCTGCATGAAATTGTAGAGTGCCTAGTTAAAAACAAAACGGCTGTAGAGGTTACAGCAACCCAAGCACAAAAAACTATGATCTTTGAAATCGTGGTAGCAGAGCCTGACCGCGGGAAAGTGATTGGTAAAAAGGGTGAAATGGCAAAAAGCCTACGCCATATAGTTACATCAATAAGTGCAGCAAATGGGTTTAGGTCTATCCTAGAAATCTGTGATGTTCCCCAAATCTAAGCGTGTTGTAAATAAAGAGTTGTTGGAGGAGATTGGGCAGCACAACTGTCTAGCTTGCGGTAGGCGCGGCCCTAGTGACGCTCATCACGTAACCACAAAGGGTGCTGGTGGTGGCGATACCATAGATAATATAATTCCGTTATGCCGACGGGATCATACACGCATACATACAGAAGGCATGGCTAAGTTTGCCTGGAGGTACCCACAATTCAAAGAGTGGTTGACCAAGCATAATCGTTTTGATGTGCTATCTAAGTTATGAGACTAAAAACAGGTGGGGCTAAGTCCCAAGAGATAGGGGCTACTTTTGAAAGCATGGTTGAAATACACTGCTTACAGCATAGGATTGCCTGCTTGAAAATACCAGAAGCCTGTAGAAAGGCTAAAAACAAAATGGGTCATTGGGTTATAAAACCAATTAAATCACCCTTTGATTTTATAGCTGCAAAAGATGGTCAGACAGTGTGCTTTGACGCCAAAACAATAGACAGTAAAACATTCCCTAGATCACAAATTAACTTTGATCAAGTAGAAAAACTTGAACTCATAGGCCAAGGCACAGAAGCTGGATATGTTATCTGGTTTCGACCATCCGATAGGGTAGTTTTCTTTGATTGGCGTAGATTATCAAGTATAGTTAGAGGTGATAGTTTAAAAGATGATGAAGGTTTATATTTAGGTGACGGTAATAGTTTTAATGTAGGTAGGGTATGGAAGTAAATTTAATGAAACATGATCTGAAAATTATAGATTATGGCCCTAGGTGTATTACGATAGTTAAAACTGAAATGCACGAATCTGATACCTATAAACTAGATAAATTCTACGAAGAAGAAATGGTCACAGTATTTGTAAGCGATCAAGTAGATTCAGTGAAAATCATGGATAAGAACTCTAAAATGCCAGCACTGCACATAGAAACAGACTTTCTAAGACTATCTCCTAATTTCTTTTTCGGACAGTACGCTTTATTCGTAAACGACCTGTATATCACAGACCTAGATCAAAAACTCTGGGTCGATATGATGGGCACAGGCCACAGGCTTGGGAATATTTGTTAAGACTTAACAGCGTCTATCCTAGCCCTAGCTATCTTTAAATAATGTACATTCATCTCTATACCAATGTATTTATAATCTAAACCTTTTGCAGCCACACAGGTTGTACCGCTACCCATAAATGGATCTAAAACTACACCATATTTAGGTGTTACTAGTTTGATTAAGTACTCCATTAGTTTTATTGGTTTGACTGTTGGGTGGTAATTTTCGTTTCTTATTACTTTATTAACCTTACCGTCTTTAGTCTTTTTAGGTATGGCAGCTTGATTGTTGCCTAGTAAAACTTCTTTTACTTCCATACCCTCAAGCCCCTCATTCCTTTCACGCTTTGATGCTTTAGCGCAATAAAAAAAGCGTGAGGCGCCTCCGGAAGATGCACTACATTCTCTTGTGTATTTCATTTTAGATCCTACAGCATTAAAAACATCGCTTTTTTGTTTTTGTCTTTTTCGTGCGCCGCTCTTTAAAATCCCACTCTGCTCATCCAAAACCTTACCAGCCTCTTCATCAAAGATTACATTCGCTGGAAAGCGGCCTTTAGGTTGCTTAAATTTTTTACCTATTCCATTTTTAGGCACCTGGCTAGGTCTTATTTCAGCCGCTCCTTCGCTATAAGTGCCACCATTTAAATTATCACTAGTCTCAACCCTACACTCATCAATATTTAAACCACCAGTTCCATACATCATTACATTTTCAGCTATGCTATCACCTATAAGCGGTTTTCTAGCCAGACATACAGGCTCACAAGCTGGTTTAAGAGCTGTACCCCAACCTTCCCACTCTCTTGCTTGGGGGGTTGAAGGACTAGTTACAAATATTTCATTTACATCTTTAGAATATTCACCTTCAATTGCAGAATGTGTTTTTGCCCCAATGTTTTTAGAGTTTCTAGCTGTACCCGTTGCCTTGTAAGAAGATATAACATTTCTTTTGGCACCAAACTTCTTATCAATAGCCTTAGATATATTATGAGACTTAGGAAATCCAGAGCCATATAGCCATTGTATTTGGTCACGTATTTCAAATCCAGCGTCTTCAATATTAACAGCCATCCTGTGATAAGTTCTAGTGCCACTAAAGCTAAGTAAGTGCCCACCAGGCTTTAATACTCTAAGACATTCCTTCCAGATCTCCACGCTAGGAACTTCATAATCCCAGTTTTTACCCATGAAACTTAACCCATAAGGTGGGTCGGTTACTATAGAATCTACAGAGTTTGGTTTTAGCTTTTTTAATACATCAATACAGTTACCTTTAAATGTCTTGTTCATAATCCCTCCCCATTAATACCGTTTATGATTTCTTCTTAGACTTCTTTTTAGGCACCTCTTTGTAGTGCTTCTCATAGTTCTCTTTTACAGCATTTAGGACTGTATCAGTCATATTTGTAGTCTTATAATATGATTTCAAATAACTAACCATATCACTGAATGTATTAGCGCTAGGGATATCAAAAAATAGCTGCACCATGCGTACTTGGCTTGTAGGTACATCAATAGGGTGTTCTTCATCAGGGTTGGCTACTTGGACCTCTTTACCATCTTTATCTAGCTTAGCTGGGTCCTCACCTACATCTGTAAGTTTGAATTTCTCTATAAACTTTAGGTTATCTATACCAG